CCTTCGAGTTTCTCTTTGAGCCAGTTTGTTGCATCGTATCCAAGTGCCTTTTCTTCGTCATCTTTTGTTCTTTTTTCGGGAGTGTCTACGCCAGCAACACGGACACGCTCTTTCTTGTAGAGGTCGAATCCAAGGTCAATAGTAACATCAATAGTATCTCCATCGAGTACCCTATCAATGCTAATTACTCTAAAATTATAGCATGACTTTCTGCTAGGCGGTGTCATTGCTCCCATAGTCGTTATCCAGACGCTTTAGTATATATTCACTTATCAATGATATATTCTACTGTGTTAGCAATATCACTCATTGCATCTCTTAAGTCATCTCTCTGACCCGAATGTTGCTCATCAGCATGGTCTTTATTGTACTTTTCAGTACATAGAGTCCAACGCCATTCTTTCCTTGATTTTGAGTACCAGAGATTTATCTTCATCTTACCCCAAAAATTTATTTAGAACTCCTCCACCTGGGCTCGAACCAGGGACATTCTGATTAACAGTCAGACGCTCTACCGACTGAGCTATAGAGGAATATTCGCTATTTGCGAATAGCGAATGGGGTCCGAAGACCCCAAGAATCAATAGTCTTTAATGGCAATGAAACGGTGTGCTTTATAAGCACCATCATGCTTGCCGACTACTTGAGGGATACATCCAACAATGGTATAAGGATGTTCCTTCACAGGGAAGGTCAGACCATAGTCCTTGCCAACCATCAGGTAAGATGCTTCCAGATAGTACTCAAGTTTAGTTTGAAACAACTGCATGTTCTTAGTTGCTTCAGCAGGGATATGCTTGTTGGTGTAGAGAATAATCTCTACAGGAGTATCACTCTTCACAATAGCAGGAAGAACATGCTGACACCATGCACGGAATGCATAGGTTTCACTGTCAGCAGACATCAGGAACACAGTCTTGTTGTCAACGGTCTTACCTGCCTTTTTGCAGAAAGATTCCCACTTGTCACGGTCTTTTACCAGAATCAGAGGGTCACCACCGCCAACACCACGCTTCAAAACCGAATTAACGATTTTGGTGATGTTATGAGCAGCAAAGTGATTCTCGATATGGATTTCGGTATTGAGGTAGTTGCGAACTGCAGCTTCAGTGAGTTTCAGTTCGTTCATCTTAATAAGATAAAGACAACCGATAGTCACAGACTCCATAGTTGCACCGAAAGAGGGGTCATGACGAAGGTTTTCGGTCAAACCATCAGTCACACGACTCTTTTCAGAATCGTTATCGATGACGTAGTAATAGACAGGAATGTATCTTTCACCGCGTCGTTTAGCAGCAATGATACGACCACGCCCATCACGAGGGTCACCGTTTGTACCCATCAGAGGAGGAACATACGAGGTCTTCCATCCTTCAACCTCATACTTGTTCTCGAACGCTTCAATACGTTCTTCGGTATTACCTTCCTCTCGAATACCAATGTTCAACCACTTATCGTCATCTTCATCAACAGTGTTGAGGTCAAGAACCCCAATGTGAGAAAATGTACCACTCTTGATAGTGGGAGGTTGAATACCATTTTTCAGGTAGTCTTCAAGGTAAATGTTGCCATTTCCATTGAAACCAGGAATGACACGCAGACCTTGAATGTTGATTTCGTAACTCATAAAAACCTTTCGCAATTTGCTTGTGGAGACCGACCAGTGCCGAAGCGTTTGGTCGGTCAAGTGGAGAATAGGAGACTCGAACTCCTGACATCCTGCTTGCAAAGCAGGCGCTCTACCAGCTGAGCTAATTCCCCGAGAGCCTTCTGTCGGACTTGAACCGACGACCTACGGTTTACAAAACCGTTGCTCTATCCAGCTGAGCTAAGAAGGCGGGTTGGACTTTTCTTCTTTGTTGAGTTTGAAGTAAAGAGTATAGTACCTTTTCTTCATTTCGTCAATGGTGTCCATGTCCTCTTTGAACCCCATGTACTTGAGCATCTGGTAGGACCCCTCAAGTTCACTGATTAATCTTAGCACAGTGACTGCCGTTCTGTCAAATCCTCCAAAACGGTAATCTTCCCATTTAGGCTTCGACATTAGGGTCATCAAAGTCAGGACGACGGAAGATATATGGTCCAAAGGAAGAACCCCAAATCATTCTTCCAGGTGCTTCAGGGTCATATCCCCTGTCCCACACCATATATCTGTTCTTGTACAGTTTAGCATCCGTACGGAACAGAGAGCGTACTCCTTCAAATTCTGTAATACACTCACCGTTGGGACTGCCTTGCCAGTATTCTTTGTCCTTTCCGCCCTCGCGAATCCCAGGGAAACGATTCTGGAATAGAATATCACACCCCTGCTTGTATTCCATATTAATATCATAGTTTTGGAACACAATACTACCGTCTTCTTGGAAGATTAGTTTATAGTGTCCACTACGATAAATTTCTTCAAACCGTTTCTGTCTAAATTGGAATACATTATCTCCAAGATAATCGTGCTCCAGTGTTACTAGAGTATGTTTACGAATATCATGAAAATGTTGGATGCGGTTTGTCCACACTCCAGAAAACCATTCAATAAAATTGGGATATTGCATCAGTATGCCCAGTGTGCGATAGTGTATCTAGTACCCTTTGTAACTGGTGTTACCCAGTGTTCAAATAGGTATCCTGAAGGCCAGATAATTATATTACCTGCGTTCAGTTTGGGTGTGTAGATTTCACCCAGTTTAGGTCCACCAAGACGAAATGTCAACTCTCCTCCTTCAAAATCATCATTCAAAAGTATGATGATGGAAAATACTGGTACACCTTTATTGTTGCCATCAAATATGTATCTGATGTAGTCGAAGTGTGGTTCCATTCCATGTCCCACACCATATCTATTCCATCTGGCAGGGTAAGAATATTTACTAACCAAACTACCTTTACATCCTAGATTCTGAGAATGCTCGGCACAGAATTTTTCGACCCAGGGCATCAAGAAGTCTGCTTCACCATTGAAAAATCCTCCAATGCTAAGGTCATCTTCTCTCTCAGTTATTTTATATCCGTCACCCCACTTATGTTTTTCCCACTGCACTTTGTCTGTGAGTGTTAGTGCTTTACCCCATATTTGGGTGGGTAACTCAAATATTCCGAGATGTTCTTTCATCAATATGCCCAGTGTACCAAAGAGTAACGTTCGCCCGATGTTACTGGTTCAACCCAGTGCTCAAACAAGAATCCAGAGGGAAAGACTAGCATATCTCCTGCCTGCACCTCAGGTTTGTAAATTTCGCCTACGTTAGAACCGCCTAACTTGAATATTAGCTCTCCACCTTCACACTCATCTTCTATAAGAAGGACAATGCTGAAGATTGGAATACCTTTCTGATTACCATCAAAGATATAACGTACAAAATCGTAATGTGGGTCCATCTTAGACCCAGGATTGTACTTATTGAACCTACCAGGATATGAAATCTTGCTAGTAAACGTTCCTACATTACCAAACTTATCCGAATAATCTGCACAGCAATCCATTATCCACGGCATCAACCAATCCATCTCACCGTCTTTTGGATATGCAATCTCAATGTCACCCTCTCGATACTCTACTTTTTTGCCATCAGTCCATGCATGAGCACGAAACTCAGTGCGACTAACAATATGTTGAGCAGTATCTAGTTGCTCTCTTGGTAAAGTATATTTTTGGATGAATTGAGAAAGGTCAATCATAATTCATGGAAAGTTGTACAGCAGCATCTTCTGGTCGAAATGTTGCTGGATGAAAATTGCAGTACTCGTTGAAGGTGATTTTCATCTCCTTGTTAGTAAGACCTGCATGTGCTGCAGCTTTGGGAAGATTCCACTTTGCGGACCAAAGCATCTCCATGGATTCACGAGTTTTCGGTCTCATTTTCTTTGATACTTTCTGCGATGTACTTCATCATTTCTTCTTTGTACTCCTCTACCTGTTCCATGACCTCAGGGTCAACAGGTGCAGCACGTTGAATAACAGGTACTGCCATGACTGCATCTCCATTCTCACGGACAATCTTGAACGTAGTTTTATTACGCTCAATCAAATCCAGAATAAAGTCAAAGTTGTCAATAAACTCTTGTTCAGTAATTTCAGAAATGTTCATCAGACTACGTAATCAACATCAATCAAGTCACCCAGAGCAGAAATTTCTGCAATGGTTTCGGAGAAACCATCAGCACCTTCCCTGTCGTGCTTCCAAGCAACAACACGCTCTTCACCCTGGTCGCTAAAGATAGTGACACTGCGCTTGCGGAAGTTGACCAGCACGGATTCGACGGAAGAATCAGCCATGAGTACCCTTATTTAGTAACAGAGCAATTCTACTCGAAATCAGGGTCCCTGTCAAGGGGGTCAGTTCAGAAGGATGCTTGCTGCCTTCAGGTCCATCACTGCTGCCGCTTTGAGGGTCATAGCAGCGCCTGCAATGGCAGAGATTGCGCCAGCGGCGGCATTGATGGAGATAGCGCCTGCTACGGCGGTCAGAGAGATGTTACCGACTGCTGTATTGAACAGGATGCCCTTGGCACCTGCGTTGCCCATAATCTCGCCTGTGGCGTTCATCTGAATCTGGGGCAGAGGATTGGTCAGAGCAGGAATCGTGCTCATCATGATAGGACCACCCGAGGTCAGGAATACACCAGGAGCTACTGCTGCACTCAGAGGTATAGGAGCATTTGCCATAATATGATGCGCCGCAGACTTTTCTGTGATAGTATTAGACGCTTGAAGTTCAATTTCATTACCTTTAAGACTAAGACCAGTAGCATTGACAGAAACACTTCCTTTAGGTGCTGCAAGTTTTAGTTCTGTACCTGCTTTAGCACCAACAGTCATGCCTAGTGCCTGCATCTTAATTTCGCCCTTAGAGTCAATATCAACATCAGAACCAAAGTTGATAGTAGACTTGGTTGCTTGCGATTCTCCTGTCTCCTTGCCAGTCTTATCAACCTGCTTAGGTGCCTGAGATGCTATAATGTGAATACCACCACCAACTTCTAGGTGGAAATCGCCAGTAACTTTCAGGCGGAAGTCTCCTTCAACAGTCTTTACTGCTTCGCCTGCAACGTAGCACATCTCGTCACCACCAACATGCTTAGAAACATGTTTGGGGTACTGATAATGGTCACCAACAACTTGTTCACCAGAACCTTGTGTATTGCCTGCTGCTTTTGCTGCTGCTTCAATCTCTTCTTCTGAAACCTTATCACCAAGAGCCTCGCGGTTCTTGTGCTTCATATACTCATTATTATCGAGTTTGATAGCAGTATGAGAAGAACCTGATGCAGTTGTAACGACAGTCGCTTGTCTTCCTGGTGTACCACCTTGGAAAGAAGATGCACCATTGACAAAGTTCTTTGCCGCAGTCAGATAAGGTGACGCATCATTATAAATGGAGTCGAGGAGATTACCTACAGGACTTTCGCCACAATCACCGTAAGTGTCTCCAATTTTTTTGTTTAGATTCGCTAGGGTATCTGGGTCGCAGAATGTAACTCCTAAGAATGGGTAATATCCAGCTGAGTTCTCTCCACCTTGCGCTCGTCTATTACATCCAAAGTCAAAGAATCCCAAGAACACCGACAAGATACTCATAATAGAGTCGATGCTTGCTTCGGAGAGTTTCGTTACGTCGAAAGCTTTGTCAAAGATACCTTCACCCTTTTCAATCAACTTGCTAACTTCTTTGACGCCTTCAACCACCTCCATGCCTGCTCTAACAAAGTCAGCAATTTTTTGAACTACTGCAAGACCATCTGCCACTTGACAAATAATTCTGTCAATTACACTATTAGCAGTTTCAGTGATAATGCTGCCGATATCAGCTACCTTATCGATAAGAGGAGTAACCAGATTATCGACAATAAAGTTATACGGAGACGAGATGAAATCAACAATCATCTGGTCAAGTCCGCAAATCTGCCCTGCAATAAACTGTAGGGCAGATTTGACAAGGGCGAATACAACAGATGGTACACCTGTAGACTTAAGAATAGTTGTAGAGTATCCCAACCATTGCTCAACTTTAGTAGTCAAATACTCTTTCATGGAAGCAACTACTTGTCCCATTACTGAACCAAGGAAGTTTCTGATTTTACCCAGCAGTTCTTCCATCGTGACAATCTTATTGTCTACAATATCAAGGAAATTTCCGTTCTCTGCCTTTGTCAGGTTAGCGATTGTTGTAGCAAGGTCTTCCAGAAGATAATTAACATGGTTTTCCAGAGATTTCCATGGTCCTGCGACACCATTCGCCGCTGGCATCGGTTTTTTGGGAATTCTGGGTTTTGTATTACCAACGTTTCCAGGACGTTGCTGGAGATTTGTTCCAGGGTTGCCCATGGACGTTTGTTGGCTGGAAGTGGGAGTGCCGCTACCAGAAGCGGTTGAACTACCTCCATTTCCAGTTGTTGTTGCGCCAGCATCCATATTTGGGAGCTGTACGCTATTATTTTCGTTCGTCGTCTTTTTATTTTCGCCAGGAGTCACTCCAGGAGGTGCTGTCGCAGCGTTGACCTCATAAAATGTTTTGCCTGATAAAGCAAATGAAGAACCTTCTCCAGATTTTGCTTTTTTCTTTGTTCTAATAACACCCATAACAATGGGTTGCTGCGCTTCTTCGCCATCAAGGAAGAAACCCATGACAATAGCGCCTGGTTGCAATTGACCAGAAGATTCACCCTGTCCGTTATTACCTGCTTGAGATGTGGGTTGAAGTACAACTGCCCACGGCAAATCATCAGTTTCTAACTTCTCAGGAAAGTCTTCAGTTGCACCCGTATAATATCCTGCAACACGAACTTTCACAC